CAAGGTATATAAAACAATCAAATGCAATTAAATAGTTGTAGTATTGTGTTGAATCAAAACGTTTTCCATCAATTTCAATAGCAATTAGATTTGTACCTTTTAATCTCTTGATCATTCTATTGAATCTTTTACTGAATTCAAATTCGTTTGATGGTATATGATGTGCCGGATCATTGAAATACATTTGTTTTTGGATGGCGTGTATGTAGGGTCCAATAACATATTTTAAACCACTTGGTGATCCAGATATTAATCTATTTTTAGGTGGTTCACCGGATTTACTTATTAGTTTTTCAGTTTTACCGAATATATTATATTTTGCCATTTGTTTATTATTGATGAGTCCTCTAATATGAAATAATTTGTTAATATCATCAAATTCTCTCTTTTGTTTTGTTGTTAAGTGTTCATAATATTCCCTGAAATCATATCTAATTGGTTGATGGTCATTACAGTTTTGTATAAATGTGAACGTAGCTTTAGCCATCTTTCTGACAATTGAATCTGTTGCGTGTAATGTTTCAACTTGGTCATGAGTTAGCTGTCTTAGAAGTATAGCATGTGACATTGTTAGCTTGCATTTATGGTAGATTTTTGATATATAGTCACCAGTGTTGATAATAGGTAGCAATGGTTTAGAAATATATGTAGCAGCAATTCTGTGTAATTTTCCCATATCTAAATAGTCACATGTGAATTCATTGATGGACAATTTGCATTTTTCAAATACTTTGTATATTGATGAATTGATTAATGCTCTTGGGTTAGTAGTAAGATGCAAAACTTGTTTTAATAGTTCCTTGGTATGTAATATGCTTAAACATGATTGCAAAATGTGTAATTCACCATTTTGTTCAATTAGGTTATATTGCATTTCATTATCTGTTGATTGTCCAATTAATTTTGCATTGACGGCAAAATGTGCTGAAATTGCTGACAGCATTGGGAATAGTAACGTTGTTAATGCCAATTTGAAGTTTCTAGTGTTGAGTGTCTTCATTACAATTAGAATGACGGAGAATGTGACGGAATTATATGCACAGACATAGGTTAACACCAATGATAATAATGTTGGAATTCTGCATGATGCCTGCCAAAATAGAATTACAATTAAAACTTTTACAGTGATTAAGGCAGTTATTATTACTTTGGATATAGGAGTCCAGTCAATTATACCAATAATGTAATCTTTAAGGACGTATAGGAACTGCAGGATGACAGTTTGGAAATTAGTTAGCATTATAGCAGTGGCAACTGACCAAACTATTAATTGTATCAAATAGAAATAAAATTGGTTATTGATTTTGAAAACTTTAATGGTCCTACACGCATTATATATGAATGCAGTCTGTTGGGTGATATCAAATATTATGGAATGTGATATGTCATTTAATATCTCAATTTGTTTGTCACCATACTCTTTGATTTGGACTATTTGCTTAATCATTGGCCCATATGGGTGTGTGATGTTTCTGTAGATTCCATATGCTGCGTTTCTGTAACTGGCAGTTGTATTGATATTGTTGACGCCATCGTCTATAAAATCAAGTAATAGGCTGGATGGTCCGGGCGTGTAAATTTTTCTACAGTAATCAAAGTTCTCGTAAGGTTTACACAATGCATCAAATTTCTGATTAATGAAATGTAAAATTCCTTTATTGAAGAATTTCTTGTTTTGTGTAAATCCAAGTTGAACCATATGATCGCAAATACATGAATTTTTAATTGAG